GCGCCGCGCCCGCTTTTGTAGGAATGCAATTCGCTTCGGCATTTCAATAATTTACACTCTTTGTAAGCAGATTGCCCTATCACTAGATGAAAAAATGCTTGCGGCGGTATTTCATCTAGTGTAAGAGCATGAGGCATGAGTGAAACTACTGAAAATCTCCTTCGTAAATGGCGCAACGCTCAAGGTCTGAGCCTTGAGGCAGCGTGTGAGCTATTTGAAAAGCGCGGTTTTCAAAAGCCATCGACGGCAAAGCTCTCTCGGATTGAGCGGGATCAAGCTGTTCCCGCCGAGATGATTTCCGCCGTCGAGGCTGTCACCGGCATTCCGGCTAAAGAGATACGTCCCGATCTTGCTGAGCTGTTTGGGGCATCTCAATGAGACATCCGCAACAGCTCCAAGCTTACAGCGCTCTTGTTGGGCGTCGTTGCCAGAACGCGGCGAGCTTCGGAATTGGCGGCTTCGGCGCCACTCAGCGACACAATCAAATTCAGTTGCGCGCCGCTGCCAAGGACATAGCCGACGCAGCGAAGCACGCCGTTGATTTTTCGAAAACCGCCGAACCCGTCGAAATACACAGTCGGTACGTTCATAGCTTGCAGCAAAAGTTCCTCGTCGTTCATCGCCAGCCCCGTTTCTTTGTGATGCGGGGGCACTCAAACACACGCGCCGCACGAGCGACACTAAACTTTCGCGATTGCGCCATAATTCTTGTGGGCGACGCAGTTCAGCCACAGGTTGATTCAATTTTAGGTAAAGTTCCGGTTCCATCAGATCGTCGGTGGCCGTGTTTTTACGGCCTCCGTCAGCGCAATCACAAGCGCTTGGATCACATCGGGCAGTTCGGAAAGCGGCAGCGCGAGGCGGGCGACGATAACGCCCATGCTGTTCTGTCGGCTGAACAGCACAATCCGAACGATGCCTTCGATGATCTTCACTTCGTGAATGCCGTCAAAGAAAATTTCTTGGGCGCTGTGCGGGTCGATCAAGTCCATTTCCTCTCTCCGTGGAAATTACAATGAGCTGGTATGGCGCATTTATGTGTTGGGCGATCCTCAACGAGATCGTTTTTCTTTCCTTGTTGGGAGTGAAATCATGAGCGACCGAATCAGCCTCGGGGGCACAAGCACTGATCCGGCCGCTGCGCGCGACGCAATACTGCCACGCGGTTCTCTGTTTCAACCTTCCTCCCGGCCAAGCGGCGCGACTCCCGCTTGGCCCAACTCGGAAGGATCAAACCTTCCGTTTTTTATTCCCATCAATCCGCCGCTCCCACGCAGCAAGTTCGCGCAAGCGGTGATTGATGTAGTCGCTCTCGTCTTTGGTCTTTTGTTTCTTGTCTCTCTCGCGGCCAGTATTCCGGTCGCGATGTTCCTGCTGTTCTTTTGTCAGTTCTAAGAGCCGGGTCACGTTCGCTGTTAGCGCAGCGAGCGAGATGAAAGAGAGTTCTTCGTTATCGTTAGCAACGTGTTCCATGCCAAGCAGAGTGCCAACATGGAGTTTGCAAGTGTACAAAAAGCCATTGGTGAAAAAGCAAGTGCCGCAAGTCGCGTATCTTGATGAAGCGGCAGAGTGGGGAAAAAGCCTAACGCGCATGCGTGCGCGCGGGCCAGGCGATACCGAAAACGCCATGCGTTCAATCGAACGCGATTACGGCGTTGACTACTGGATCCTATGGCGTCTGCGTTATCGAAAATCGGCCCTGCGTGACATTGGCGTGTCCGCATACATGGCCTTGAGGGCTGCGTATCAGGCCGAATGCGAACGCCAGATGCGGAAATTGGAAAATGAAATCTACAGAACCGAGAAAATCACCGGGCCTGATAGCGCTGCTGTTCGCGCGGCTAAGGCTTTGGTGGGAAAGACTGACTAAACGCCAGCATCACTAACAGCGGACAACACAGGCAGGGGAATATGTCACTCGTAGAAGAATACCACGCTGCTCATAAGGCGCGGCAGCATCGCATCGCGCAATCGGCCGCCAACCTTCAAAGCAGGAAGCAGGCGATAGCGGATGCTCAGCAATCAGCGGTCCTTGAGCGGTATCGGAAAGAGCAGGAAAAAGTCCTCTCTGTCCGCCGACAATACGAAACAGCCGGCAATGCGCTGGCTCACGCGCCGATCACATGGCGCATTCTGCGCGCCCTGTCGGAAGAGTTCGATATGCCGGTGAGCGACATCCTAGGCCGGAAGCAAACGGCGGAATACACGCTGCCGCGCTATGTCGCGATCGGGCTGATGCTGCAACTCACCAATATGTCTCTGCCAGGAATCGGCCAGCGTATTGGCGGTCGCGACCATACGACCGTGATCAACGGCAAGAAGCGGATCGCGGCTCTGTTGGAAGAAGAGGCCTTCCGCAACCGCTTTGAGCAGATCAAGGCGGAGATCGCGGCATGACCTTTTTCACCGGGTTTCTATTCGAGGCGATTGCCGAGGCAGTGGGGCCGCGATGGGCTTCTCTGATCTGCGGTTATGCCGTGATCTGGTTCGACGGGGAAATGTACCTGACCGAGCTGGGCGGCGATTATCTGGCGATGGTGGATGTATGAAGCGTCCCCGCAAATTCAGGGTTATCGACGGCAGCAAGCCGGTCGGGCCAAGTGAACACAAGATCCAAGTGCAGCTCTTGGACTACCTCGTCTATGCGGCGCGGCCGGAGGTTTACTATTTCGCCATCCCGAACCAGGGCAACCGACACATTCGCAACGCAACGAAGATGAAGGCGGAAGGCGTGCGCTCCGGCGTTGCCGACCTCTGCTTCATGTTGCCGGGCGGTCAGGTTGGCTGGATGGAGATGAAAAAGCCGGGCGGCTCAATGTCCCCGACGCAAAAACAATTCCGCGACCGCTGCGCCCTGCTTGGGCACAAGTGGGCGCTCGCCAAGTCCGTCGATGAAGCCATTGAGCACCTGACCAAATGGGATGCGCTCAAGCCAGCATACCGACGCACAGCACTCTTTAAGACTGACCACCTCGAAAGCATCAAACTCAGCAAAGGAGAAATAAGCCATCATGGAACGCAAGCTTAAGATCATTTCCGCCGATGAGCGGATGGCACAAGACAAGGGCGTCAAGGCGCTCATTGTCGGTCCAGCAGGCGTTGGCAAAACCACGCTCCTGCGGACACTCGATCCCATGTCGACATTGTTCATCGACTTGGAAGCGGGAGATCTCGCGGTCCAGGACGTGAAGGCGGACACACTTCGCCCGCGGACGTGGGAAGAGTGCCGTGACCTCGCCGTTTATCTCGGGGGGCCAAATCCGGCGTTGCCGGCAACTGCGGTCTACAGCCAAGCGCACTTTGATGCGGTTGCGGAGTCGATGGGCGGTGCCGACGCGCTCGGGAAATATGAAACCTACTTCGTGGACTCGATCACGGTTGCCGGCAGGCTTTGCTTCAAATGGTGCGAGCAACAGCCTGAAAGCTTCAACGACCGTGGCAAGAAGGACGTGCGCGGCACTTACGGCCTGATGGGCCGCGAGATGATCGGCTGGCTCACCCATCTCCAGCACACGCGCAACAAGAACGTCATCTTCGTTGGCATTCTCGAAAAGCACACCGACGAGTTTAACGTCACGCGCTGGGAATTACAGATCGAAGGCGGCAAGACCGGCAAGGAACTGCCGGGCATCGTCGATCAGATTGTCACGATGCAATTCATCGACTTCGGCGACGGGAAAGCAACCCGCGCAATGGTCTGCACCGAGCCGAACCCCTGGGGCTATCCCGCAAAGGATCGCGCCGGCCGGCTGGAGCAGATTGAAGAACCGCACCTTGGAAAGTGGCTGGCAAAGCTGACTGGCAAGGGCGCTCGCAAGGCCGTCGATCATACGATCCCGGCGCAATCCACCAAAGCAACTGAAGCAGCATAAGGAGAAAGTCACATGGCTTACGATTTCAACGGCGCAGAAACCCAGCGTGAAGGCGGTTTAATCGCAGACGGCACGATTGCCGTTGTGCATCTCACCATTCGGCCCGGAAATGCCGGCGAGGGCGGTTGGCTGAAGCGGTCCAAGGACGGCAGCAGCCAGGCGCTGGATTGCGAATTTACCGTGGTGGACGGTCCTTCCGCCAAACGCAAGTTCTGGTCACTGTTCACTGTCGAGGGCACGACGGAAGGCCACGCCAAGGCAGCGGATATTTCGGCATCTCGTCTGCGTGGCATTCTCGAAAGCGCAAAGGGCATTCGGCCGGACGATGAAACCGATACTGCGAAGGCCGGGCGCCGGGTCAACTCGTGGGGCGACTTCGACGGCCTGCGATTTGTTGCCAAGATCGGCATCGAGAAGGGCAAGGATGGTTACAAGGACAAGAACACCTTGGACGCCGCGATCACGCCCGACCGCAAGGCATGGGTGAAGGTCGAGCAGGTTGCGAAGCCGGCCAGCACCTTCGCCCCGATCGGAGCTGCGGCGGCTGCCGTTGCTGCCTCTGCGGCGCCGGCTGGCAAGCCCGCCTGGGCTCAGTAACATGGCGATAGCGGCTAAAAAGAAGTCGCGCGATATCGAGGCGGATTGGGACATCAAGGCCACCCAATCCGCCATCGACGCCGCGAAGGCTGTCATCTCTGGCGAGGGTATCAATGCTCGCGCAATGATCTCGTCCCTTTCGGATATCGAATGGGGTTGGATCGCCGCGGCTATGATCTTCGGCTGGATCAACACCAAGGCTCAGCAGGCCGTTGCCGAGGGTTGCGGCTATGACATTCCAATCCGTACCATGACGCATCGCGTCCCGGCACCGTGGGAAGCCGGCGCGATCGAAACCATACTTCCTGCGCTGGGCAGCGTAACCGGCGTAGATTTCGACAAGCCGCTTAGCCAATGGTCAAAGGACGAGATCGTTTCCTTCTCGTGGCAGATCCACCGGCTGACGGATTCCGCCCTTGCCGCCCGTGACGAGGGCGCGGGGGACAAGATCGTTCAGCGGCTCTCACAGCCTGCGTTAGAGCGCGAGATATCCGCAGTGAATGGCGGCCCATTGCTGGCCAGAGGGGAACTGAATGACGATATCCCCTTCTGAGGGCGGCCTAGATTTCAACCGCTCCAACCTTGCGACAACCGATGTCAACGCGGCTATCAACGCATTGATGGACGCCGCGGCGTTAGTCGAGCAACGCGAGGAGCGCCGCACATATCTCGGCGCGTCCGGCATTGGCTCGGAGTGCCTGCGCCGTGTGCAATACGACTGGCAATGCGATTCCGTTCATGCCGCGCGCACCAAGCGCATCTTCTCGCGCGGGCATATGTTTGAAGAGATCACGGTCAAGGCAATGGGCCAGGCCGGTTTTCGGATGGAACGCGGCACGCCAGCAACCGCGTTTTCCGCCGCCGACGATCTTTTCAAGGGCCACGCGGACGGCATTGTTGTCGCTGGTCCCAATGTTCCCGGCCTACGTTATCCGTGCCTTTTTGAGCACAAGGCGCTTGGCTCGTCAGGCTGGAAGAAAATCGAGAAGTACGGACTGCGACAGGCGTATCCGCAATACTTCGACCAATGCCAGCTCTACATGGCCTATCTGGGACTAGATGAAAATCCAGCCCTCTTTTCGGCCGTCAATTCTGACAATTGCGAAATCCTGCATTTGCTTGTGCCGTTCAACGGCGAGGCAGCGCAGGCCGCGAGCGACAGGGCGGTATCAGTTATCAAGGCGACCAAAGCAGGCGAGTTGTTGCCCCGCATTACTGAGAAGGGGCCGACCGACTGGCGCTGCAAAGTTTGCAGCCATAAGGACCGTTGTTGGGCCTAGTTAGGCCAGCCGAGTTGCATCACGCAGGATATCTTGACGGGGCAGATTTTAGACTTCAACAGCGCAAAGCGCCAAGGCGATGCGCGCCAAAGTGAGATCAATGCGGATACTATCCGCGAACGTCTCAACGCGTCATCGCAGGATTTTGTCCAATGGCTGTTTTCCGGCCGGGCTTTAATCTCGCGCGGACAGGCGAGGGTTGGAGATGTCAACGGCTCTCCCGGCGCCTCACTGTCCATTTCCCTTTCGGGGCCGGATGTGGGGCTATGGAAGGACCATGCGACGGAAGAGGGCGGCGACCTCATCGCCCTTTATCGTGCCTGCATGGGCTACCGTGGCAACGCCGACTTCGTTCTCTCGCTGAAGGAGATCGCCAAAGACTTCTTCAACGATCCAATAGATGTCGAGCGCGCCACATGGCAGCCGACGCCGATCGAGAAAATCGAGAAGAACAAGGCCAGGCTCGGCACCAAGCCTCGGGCTGACATGCTCGAACTGGGCGCGCCCGTGGCGACCTATCGCTACTATGACACGCGCGGCAACGTGATCGCCTCTGTCGTGCGATTCGAGCCGGACGGCACACGCGCCAGCAAGACTTTCCGACCGTTCTGCCACAAGACGATTGACGGCGTAACCAAATGGTCTCCCGGCGCGCCGGATCTCAGGCCATTGTACCGTCTACCCGAGATCGCTTTGGCTTCTACCGTCGTCCTGGTGGAAGGCGAGGGCAAAGCCGACGCGCTGGCCAAGGTTGGCATTGAGGCTACCTCTGCGATGCAGGGTGCTCATGCCCCGATCGAAAAAACCGATTGGTCTCCGCTGACTGGCAAGACTGTCATTATTTGGCCTGACAACGACGCACCAGGCTTTGAGTATGCCAAGAAGGCTGCCGCTCGGCTTTCGGCGCTAGGCTGCCGTGTGCTCGCCCTTACACCGCCCGATACAGCGCCGGCCAAGTGGGATGCTGCCGACTGTGTAGCGGACGGCGGAGACGCCGCGGCGCTGATATCGGCCGCACGGGAGTTGGCACCAGCCAACAAGCAGCGCATTCGCATTCTCAACCTGAACGATATCGAAAATCTCGCGCCGCCCTCTTTCTTGATTGCGGACGTGCTGACCGAATCTGGCCTCTCGATGCTCTGGGGCCGCTCTGGAGCGATGAAGTCCTTTGTTGCGCTAGATATGGCCATGTGCGTCGCAACTGGCCTCACTTGGCACGGCAAGGCTACTAAAGCCGGCCCGGTGGTTTATGTCGCCGCCGAAGGTTCTCACGGCCTTGGCAGAAGGGCGATAGGATGGACAAGGACGCGCGGCAAGGATTTGCCGACGCCAATGTTCAGACTGATACCCCACAGTGTTGCGCTTACCAGTGACGACCTGGAAGCGATGGTAGAGGCAATACTTGGCCTGGAGGGCCGCCGGCCCTCGCTGATTGTTATCGATACGCTGGCCCGCACGTTCGGCACAGGCGACGAAAACAAGCAGGCTGACATGAACGCCTATGTCTCCGCGGCTGACCGCTTGCGCGAGGCAACCGGAGCGAACGTGATGATTGTGCATCACTCCGGCGTGCATGAAGACCGGCGCGAGCGCGGTTCGAACGTGCTCCGCGGTGCCGCCGATACTGTGATCAAGGTTTCCCGCAAGGACGACAAGCTCGACATCATCAACCAAGGACCGGAAGGCAAGCAAAAGGACGCCGAAGAGTTCAAGACGATCAAACTTCGTACAGCCAAAGTAGCATTTACCCAAGGTGAACAAGAGCAAACGACCCTGATCTTGAATCTTAGAGAAGAGGACGGCGCGGAAGAGCCAGAGGGTGACACCGCGGCGCCAAAGGTGGGGAAGAACGAAAAGAAGATTATCGAGCAGCTTACAAAAGCCGGAGATCCACTCGGGTTTACCCGGCTAAAAATGATGACCGAAATCAACCCCGGTACGCTCACAAAAACGCTGGATGCGATGGTCGAAAAAGACCTAATCACGGTTGAATATGACGAAAGCGGCAACACGAAACGGTGGAGTCTCGTTTCGTGAAAAACCAAGCTAAGTCATTGATTCTGTTAGTTGCATTGGGGTCAACTATCCAGTGTAAAGATTGGTCAACTAGCAATACAGCTAACTCATTGATTTTGCTAGTTGCATTAGTTGCTTTTCAGGTTGCTTTTTACCCGATGCAACTAGTTGCAGTTGACCCCTCCCTCCCGAAGGGAGGGTCAATGCAACTAACATCGCGCAACCTCGAAAGCTCGGTCAACCAAGTGTAACCGCGTCCAACTGCACAGCATCACCGGGCCGCCGAATGATCCGCGCCTTCAAATTCGTGAGGTTCTCCAAGGTCGAGGACTATTTCCGCTTGGGCTGGATGGTGTCATTCCCCAATGCGCCGATGCACCACCACCATTACGGCATTGAGATGAAGTGGATCTGTGAATGCAAGATACCGGGAGAGCAATCGTGAAAGCGACAGACATCGCAACCAAGGCCGCTGAATTGATCGGCGGGGACCGGGAGCAGACCCACGGCACCAAGCAGGAGAACTTTGCCAACATCGCGCGGCTCTGGAACGCATGGTTTCAGATGCGCGGGCCTGTTGATCTGACGGGAGCCGACGTTGCCAAGCTGATGGCGCTGCTGAAACTGGCGCGGATGGAATCGGGCAACTTCAACCCAGACGACGCGGTTGACGCCTGCGGCTATGCGGCGATTGCCGGCGAGCTCGGGGGACCGATCGATAACTAAACGCTAAGACCAAGTACCGCGTCCAACTGCATCACACAATCGGGGCAAATATGACTGAAGAGACTCATTGGGCGGTGTGTCGCGCGTTCTCTAGCCGG